AAGCTGCCTGNNGTTTTTGTGTAGCAGCTTGAATCTAAAGCGCTTTCAGGCGCACGCAACCGCTACGGTCCGACTTCGGTGAATAAGCCGGGATGAAGTGATCGGGAGCGGTGAGGATCCCGACATGCTTGGCGATGGCGCGCGGAGCCATTCGGAAGAGGATCAGAGCGCCGGGCCCGGCGTCGGACGGAGCGATTTCCGGCATCATCGCCCGCGCGCCTTCAGCCAACACCTCGCGCGGCCCGGTCTCGCCCCAATCCCGGCTGTAGGGTGGGATCGGGAATGGCTCGTCGCCCACCACCTCACGCCAGACGCCACGCGCGAGGCCAAGGCAATCGCAACCGACACCGCGTAGGCTGGCCTGATCATGGTAGGGCGTGCCGAGCCACCTGCGGGCGGTGGCGATGACCAAGTCGGGATCAGCGCAATTCACAACACGTTTCCTTCATGGCCACCGTCCTGGCTGGCATAGCGCAGCACGGCATCCTGGCCGGGGATGTTGGGGAAGCCCCGGAAGTTGGCGACATTCGCGAATGTGGCGCTGCAGGTAGTGATGCGCTTGTCACAGCCCGCGCGGGCTGTGAAGCTGTCGCCTTCGGCGATGGCGCGAACCGGTGCTTCCAGCAGGGTCAGGGTGGCGATACTGCCATCAAGCCCATGCGCCAGCACCTCGGTGACGCGCCCGGCATTTGCCCCGCTGGTCCAAGTCAGTGTGCCGGAGGTGAACCAGCCCGCGTCAAACCCGGACAGCCCCGAGGCCATGAATGACCGGTCGCGCAAGAGATCAGTGACCACGCCCGCGCCCTTGTAGATGTCGTTTTCCAGATCGATCCCGCAGCGTGCATCGCCCAAGCGGGCGTCGCACCCCGCCTGAAACGTCCGCCCGACGGTCTGGCCCAGCACATGCGCCAGCGACCGGACCTCAGCGACAAAGGCCATGCGCCCGCGCCGGATTTGCCCGACAGCACCCCGGCGCAACAGCACGCGTCGGCTGGTATCGGTCCAGTTCACGCGCCATAGCTCGACCGCCGCATTGTCCCACCGCCCATCGAGGATGTCGGTTTCCGTGATGCGATCCGAAGTCAGCACACCGGTTGCATCTTGCGCATCGACAGCGAGGTCTGACCCGGCGCGGATTTCCGAGGCGGCAAACCCGCTTTCAGGTTCAAACGCGGTCCCATCAAACGAAAGCGGGCGGTCATGATCGGTGAAGCCGAGCGCCACGCCATCGCTGCGCGAAATCCGCCAGCACCAGGACAAGGTGGTCGTGCCGTCATCGAGATGGGCCTGCAGCGCAGGGGAGAGGTTTTTCATCTGCGGATCTCCAAGAGCGGGATGGAGGTGATCGAGCCGAGCCGTTCAAAGTCTAGGGTCACGTCGACGCTGTCGCTGTCGAAGCGCACCGGCACATCGAATTCGAAGCCAGCGCGGATGATGACGTCGCCAGCAGGGGCCGTGGTGAAGGTGACGACGCCAGTCGTCGTGTCCACGGTCCAGCCTGACAGCTGCTCGACCATGCCCAGCGCGACGCGGACGGTCCCGGCCACCGGTTTGGTGATGGTCCTGACCCATGTCTGCGCGCCGGATGTGTAGCGTTTCGACAATTGGTAGGTTTGCAGGCTGCCGGTCCCGGTGCCGATCTGCTGGTCGATAGGGGTAATCGCCTGCGACGGCAGGTTGGATTTGTAATCGGCCCAGTCCTTGTAGCGAAAGCCGTGCAGGCGGCCATTGCGCGCTTCGAAAAAGGCAACCACCGCCGCCAGATCATCCGCACGCCGGATGCCATAGGCGACATCATAGCGGCGGCGCGAATTGGCCCAGCTGGCGTTTCGTTCTTCGTCGCCAGAGGCCAATTCGACCACTTGAGTGCGCCGTTCTGGTCCGCCCCGCGCCCCGCGGCTGATGTTGTCGGGGAAGCGCACTTCGTGAAACGCCATCACATGCCCCTCCGGCCGAGGGACACGGCCCTGGCAATGTCGGCCGCCACCTGCGTGCGCGATTGCCGGAAGCTCTCGGCGTCGCGGGCCATGATGGTGACGGAAACGTTCGGGGCTGCGCCTTGCCCTTGGCCATATCCCGCCGCTTCCCGGCGCGACAGAACCCGCTCACCGCGTTGCAGGATAGCAGGCAGCTCGTCGGGTTTTATCCCGGCCCAGCCCCCCGAATGCATCCGTGGGGCATTGGCGAAGGCTAAGGCCGGGACCATGCGACCACTGCCTGCCAACCCAACGGTGCCACCGTCGTGCAGGACATTGGCGAAGATGCCACCCGCACCGCCCAGCGCCCCCGACAGCGCGTTGGCGATGGGGCCGAGGATGAAGCGCCGGGCTGCCAGCTTGGCCAGATCGGCAATCATCGATGTGATAAGGTCGTGGAAATCCAGCTTGCCGGTTTTCACGAACTCGCCGACGGCGTTTTCGGCCGAGGTGAAGGCGCTGACCAGCGCATTGCCGATGTCGCCACCGATGTCGCGGGCCTTGGCAGCATAATCGGCGAGCGTGGCCACGGCAGCCTCCCATCCGGTCTTGGCCACTTCGGCCCCGGCCGCAGCAGCGGCACCGGCGCCACCGGCGGCGCGCCCGGCTTCGGTCNTCGATTCGTCCAGCCGGTCGGCGGCATTCGCTGCCCCGTCGATCGCGGCCTCGCCTTCGGTTCCGGCACCAGCAACCGCGTCCTTCAGCGCCTGCCAGCTTTGGATCGGGCGCGCAGCCGCATCGGCCAGCATGCCGGAAGCTTCACGATAGGCTTCGGCGCGAGCGGTTGCCTCTTCTGCCATCCCGGTCAGGCCAAGATCGGGCGTGGTGACATAGGTCTGCGCCATTGCTGCCGAGAAGGCTTCGGCCGCAGCGGTCCCGGCGGCAGCAGCCGATCCGGCAAAGGGATTGTCGATCCGGCCCAGCGCGACTGGATCGAGCGTGCCGATCCGTACACCGCCTTCGCCGACGGCCCAATCGGGCAACAAGTCCAGCGCGGCGTTCAGACCGTTGATGAAGTTGTTGATCCGGGTGACGACGCCGTTCAGCATGGCCTCGACGCCGCCGATCAACCCGTTCGCAGCCTGAAACGCGAAATCGCCGATGGCACCGGGAAGCTGGCCCCAGATCGCTTTCACCGCCTCATAGGCACCCTTGAAGATCCCGGCCGCCGAATTGCCAAAGCTGGTCACGGCTTCCACTGAGGACTGCATCGCGCCATAAATCGTGGCCTGCAGCCCCGCCCAGCTGGCCTCGATCTTCGACCAGGCCGAGGCCGCGCCAAGACCGATGCGATCCCAGACCTCGAGCGCCAGATCCTTCAGGAGGCCAATCGCCGCGCCAAATCCGCCCGCGCCAGCGACGAGCCGGGTGAACTGGAACACCAACTCGCCTGCACCCACGATCAACGCCCCGATGCCGGTGCGGATCAGAGCGCCGCGTAGGATGACGAGGCCGGTGGCAAGGCCGCGCACGGACAGCGCTGCCGCTGCTAATCCTGCCACCCAACGCCCCGCCATCAGCGTGGCGAAGGTTGCAGCATAGGTGGTGAGGCGACCGATGTTGTCGAAGATCGCGTTGATTGCGATGCCAATCGGCCCGGTGCTGCGCGCCATATCTGCCAGCGTGTTGGCGATGGTTTCCAGCGCTGGCGCAACTGCTGCGGTCAACCGGTTGGTCAGTCCCAGCCAGATCAGGCTCAGCTTGGCGATGGCATCACCCGTGCGTTCGATCTGGGCTGCATCACTCGCGCTGACCGCCACACCGAAATCCCGCACATCCTGCGCCGCTTCGCGCAAGGTGGCAGGGTCGATGCGCAGAAACGCCAGCGCTGCCTTGTCACCAAAGAGATCGGAGGCGACGGCGGCGCGTTCCGCTTCGGGCACAAACCGGTTCAAGGCTTCCTGTATGGCAACGATGCGCTGGTCGAGTGGCAGAGCCTGAAGTTCAGCGGCAGTCAGGTTCAGCCGCTGCAAGGCCCCGACTGCCGATCCAGAACCAGATGCCGCTTCCGACAACCTCGTGGTCAGCTTCTTCGTGGCTTGTTCGATTTCACCTATGGAAACCCCGGCCAACTCGCCAGCCCAAGTCAGTACCTGCAGGCTTTCGACTGTCGTCCGGAGCGAAGCTGCCATATCAGCCTGCGCGCCGATGGTTTCCAATCCGGATCGGACCATGGCTACGCCAGCGGCGGCGGCGGCAACCGTCACTGCAGCTAATGCAATCCCTGCCTTGCGGGCGAAGCTGGCCAGCCGGGTGTTGGCCTGTTCCATCTCGGTCGACAGGCGGCCAAAGCCCCGCGCGCCAGCATCGCCGATGCCTTCCAACTCGGCGCGCACCTGGCGGCCGCCCTCCGCCACGAGGCGGACGGACACGCGTTTTTCAGCCATCGCGGCCTCCTTCCATCTGTTCGTTCAGCTTGCGCACCATCACCGCCTCGATCTCGGGCAGCAGTTCGGCGGCGATCAGGGTGTCGATGACCAGCGCCTGCGCCATGGCGAGCGCCGCGCCCATGTCCCAACCGAGGACCGCGCCGGGGATCACGCGCAGCTGGCCACCAAGGCGACCGACAAGGTCCCAGACCTGCCATCCCTCCGGCGTTTGCGGGCGGTTCAGTCTTGCGGGGCAGTCGGGGCAGGCAACTTGGCAGGCCGCGCAGTACCGCTCGCCCCCGCCGAAGGACCACTCGGCAAGGGCGCGGAGACGTTTTTTTCCGCGTCCAGGATCAGACCCTTCGCGACATATTGGGTCTGGAACGCCTCGAAGACAGGCCAGATTTCTAGCAGGGCGTCGATGCCTTCGGGCGTGACGGACAAGGGTTGGCCCATGTTATCGCCCACGCCCTCCCAATCCAGAACAGCGCGGCGTGCGATGGCTTTCGCCATCGCGAGGGCCAGCACCTCTTGCGTCGCTCCTTCTGGCAAGGCTTCGATTGCCGGATCGGCGCGTGCGGACACCATCAGCGCGGTGGTCAGCGGGCCGACGAGCAGGCGCAGGCCGGGGGTGAGGTCCAGCCATTGCGGCGTGGCGGTCAGGTTCAGTCGGATCATGATCAGTATCCTGCGAGGGTGTTGACGAGAGCGGCGGTGCACATGCGGGCGGGGCTGGTGGCCTTGGCCGCCATCCAGTCGAAGATTGCCTGCACGCCCTGGGGCCCGGCGATCTCGATGCGCGGGCGGGGCAGATAGACGGCATGGGCTGTGAAGGTGAAGCTGGCGTTGGCCCCGAGGCTGTAGTTGAACTCCAACTCGCAAGGCGTGCCGTCGATGGCTTGGGTCACCAGCGAAGTGTCGGAGAAGCGCACTTCGATCCGGCCTGATAGGGCGGCCATGGCGGGGTCGGCCCCATCGATGCGGCCATCGCCGCGGATGGTCTCGATCCGGTCGAGGTTGTTGGAATA